CACTGCCGAAACTCGATTTGCACTGGATTTGAAAAGTCGAATGCTTTCAATGTTCACATTCCCGAACGCATACGCATACTGCCATCGCCAGCGTCGATCCTCGAATTGCACTTCACGGTACCTTCCAGACGTACCACCTTGGACTTCTGCTCGAACCACTCGGCATCCTGGAATCGTGATCGATTGATTTCCGTAAGATACTCGAATATCCCCGTACTGAGGAATCACTGAGTTCAAAGTGAATTGAGCCGTAATCGTATCAGGCAACGTCGATCCGGACCGATGGACCTGGAACTCCCCCTCGGCGAACACCCCGGCAAACTGAAAAGTACCCTGAGGCGCGTTAGCCATTGATCGTCACTCCGACCCCTAGATCGATCGTCACATCGCTGATCCGACATGCTTGAAGAACCACGCCAGCGGTAAACGTGATGTTGTCGAGCGGGTCATGCAACGAACCTCCGGCAAATAGATCACACGCGGCCACGGTCTTGGCAGTCCCGACGCGCCCGAAGTCGATCGTACCGGCCTGTTCAACGTGAAGCTTCGTTGTGATGCCGCCCGAAGAATCCCAGTTGATTCGAGCCTGACTCGATACCTTCACCGTCGCGACCGCAGCCGCTCTTGCAACAGTCACCTGAGCACGCTCCCGAGCAATCAGCGTTGTCGCCGATCCTTCGAGCAACAGAGTCCCACCGTAGGCTTCGATCGTCGTACAAGTGATCTCCGGCATGATGCTTACTTGTGGCGCAGCGGCCACCGTATCCCGTTGGATCACATCAAGAGCCGCCACCGTCCCGGTCGTCGAGGAATTTACCAGCACCCCACCGGCATACACTCTGACCGTCGAACCGGCCCCAGGATTGCGAATCTCGAACGGGAACGCAGCACCAAAGTTCGACCCAGCCCCCGAGACGGTATAGGTCACGTTAGAGCTTTGCACATCGAGCCTGATGCGTCCAGAGAACGCACCCACTCCATACCCAAGATCGACCACGATCGCTGATCCAGTGCCAAGCGTTAGTCTTGTGGTTCGGTATTCTGGATACCCGACTGCATTCGTGTCCGGTAGCCCAACCGTCCCGGTAAAGGTTGATTCGATTTTCAGGCTTGCGTAGTTGTTCGTGTCGGTCAGCCCGTACAAGATCGAGACCGAGGAATCTCGAACCACGATATCATCGGCCGCCGAAGGGAGACTACCCCCGAGCCAATTGCCGGCCACGTTCCAAAAGTTCGGACCACTTGCCACGGCAGGTTGGGTCACCGTTGCCGTTCCGGTCGTTGCCGCCGCGGTAACCGTCGATGGTACGCCTGGATTTATTCCAGTCAGTTGCAAGCCCGACAGAGTTGGATCCTCCCGTCGATCCGCGACCATTTCCCGATGTTCCGGTTCTGCGGAACTGTTCCAGGCATTGACCAGAGCGTCGATCAGATCCCCGAGCGAGGTTGATGCGGCCACGGCACTGACGGTCTTTCCGTTGATCGTCACCGAATAGGTGTTGGTCGAAACGATCGAAGAAAAAACAACCTTCGTAATTTGTGTGACCGAAGCAGCCCGACCGACCCAGTATTTTGTTGCCATGATTTAGCCTCGATTGTTTCGATGAGGAACGCCGTAGAGTTTGACCGGCCACTCGTAGTTGTACTCCCAGCTTACCGGGAAACCAGTATTTACCGTACCCTGATTGATCGGGTTCTGCAGAACGCATCTCGGAGCGCCGAGCAATGCGAACGGCCAAATAGGAGGTGGGATCACAGGGTACGCTAGCAGTCCGGTTGCCGAGCCGCTTTGAGTGTACTTGAACGACTTCTGTTGAAAAGCCACTTGTCGCTCCGCAAGGTTCACTGCCCCTCCGACATAAACGTAGGTCGTCCCGCCCGGATCCTCGGTAAGCTCTTCCGAGAACTCAAGAAGGTCAGTACCACCAGTCCCTACATACTGAACGCCCTCGATCGAGACTCGATACGCCAGTCCGGTCGCATAGACTTCGGCTTCGGAAGTTGGAAACGAATAGTCGACCAAGTACGGACCCTGCATCAATTGCCCTGGATCGAGCAAGTATGGAGTAGCAGACCGATCATCGCCGAGCAAAGCACACCTTGGATTCGTCGACTTGAAAGCAGCCTCAAGCTCCCTGATTTGATTCGAAGTGATTGCTTGCGTAGCGACCGGATAATTTACCACTCGCCCGGTAATTTCCCAACGAATACGCATCGCTTCGACTCGTCTGGTCAGATCATAAATCGGAGTGTAGCTTGGGACCACCACCGCTTCATTGTTTGGCCGTGTGACTGGCCCGACTTGTAAAATCATTAGATCCTCGTGAATCGATTTCGCATCCCGTCCTCAAGCTCTTTGACCTTCGCGCTGTTCATGCCGATCTGCTCGGCCATCGTCTTGAGAATGATACCGTACTGAGCATCGATTTGCTTGTTGATTTCAGCGGCCACTTTCTTCGAGTCGACTTCCAAGGTAGCCACAACCTGGGCTTGCGCCTTGACCTTGACCTCGATCTGTTGCCGCTCAGCTTCCAGGCCCTGGATGCGTTTTATGTCCTCGGCTTGGAACGCACCGAATCCAGCAGCCTGAGCCCGTCGCCTTGCCTCAGATGCAATCTGTTCGTCCATCGCGCCCGAGAACCCGCGAAGCTTCCGGAGGTCTTCGACCCCGACACCCTGAGCCCCAGCCGCGAATTGCTTTTGGGATGCAAGCAATTGTTGCTGTTCTTCTGCGCTCAGCAAACCAAACCGCTCCTGGGCAGACAAAGTCGAATCCTGGGCAGACTTTAGTTGCTGTTCTTTGGTTTGCAGTTCCTGCTTTGCAGCCGCAAGAGTTTCCTGGGCAGACCTCATTCGCTCGGCAGAGATTTCACGCTCGACTGAAAGCCGTTGCGTAGAGAACTGAATCATTTGCTTAGCGCGTTGTTCAGCCGAAAGCGAACCATCTTTTTCGATCGATGAAATCTCTTCAACGATCCTTGCCCGACGTTCCTCAGCAGCCATAGCGCCGAGCCGATGTTGCATCGTTTCCCGCTCGGTTGCTGCTCGTTGCATTTCGATCGCCGATCGCTCCGAGACGATCTTGTTCAAGTCTTCTTCGTCTCGTCGTTGCTGCTCTGCTCGGGTTGCCTGAATTTGAGCCAACCGATCAATGTTCTTTTTTTCATCCTCAGCTTGCTTCTCACCGGTGGTCTTGCCTTTGAGCCCGAACAGGTTGAATGGGTCAAGCAATCCCCGAGCAACAGTCTGTCCAGCCTCGATAGCCGATCCGGTTCCCATCGCCCGAGCGAACGGGTTCATGCTGTTCGTACCGATCGACTGAGTGATCGAACCCTCGACCGCCCCACCGCCAACACCAAACTTCAAAGCATTGCGGAACGTATCCACCGCCGAAACCGTAGCAAACAACGCACCAGAGGCAGCAGCCAACGCGCCGGCAAAGATAGTCAGTCCAGCACCGCCGGCAGCAATACCGACCGTCTCAGCAGCCATGCCGAGCCTTGCTCCGATACCAGCAGCTCCAGTTGCCATTCGGCCCATCGTCGAGCCACCAGCACCAGCAGCCGCAGCCGCTCCCGAAGCAGCAGAAGCACTTTGAGCCGTTGCTAACGCAACGTGAGCATCAGCCGTCAGCAAAACCACTTTTCGATATGCGTCATACCCTTCGCTCGCTTGACGCACCAGCCGGATTGCCCCGGTGAATACCTGGGTAGTCCCCTGAATTGTCAGCAAAGCATCGGTCAGCTTTTGGAGATCCTTTTCCCCGACCAGCCCGAGATACTTAAACCCATTGGCAAACCGCATTAACGCTTCGGAACCTTCGGAGAATGCCGAGACCACTCGACCGACCGAAGCACCGATCTGTTCGTTTCTCCTTCTAGCCTCAGCCGCCATTCGTTCTTGCTCGACTGCGACCCTTCGGATTTCTCCTATTTGCTCTGCGACCTGTCGTTTCCTTTCGTCCCCGGTCGCCTTCAAAAAACGCTCATCGGCTTTTTGACGATTCTGAGTGGCGTCGACAGCTTCCTTTTCGAGCCGTTGAACGTCCTCGATTTCTTCGTTCGTCAGCTCTTTGGCTTGATTTGCAGCCTTGTTTCGCAGTGCTTCGACAGCCGCAAAGTAGGCATTCATAGCCTGCAATTCTTTGGCTAGAGCTTCATCGACCGTTCGCTTGTCGCGCTCATAAGCTGATTCGGTCCGACTGTTCTGCTCGTTAAGAAGTTCAGCCAACGACATAGCCGAAACTTCGCGATTTTGGGACTCGGCATCCGTAAGCCTTTGCAGTCGATCAGCCTGCGATTTCGTGAACGCTTCATAGGCTTCACCGCTCTTCGCGAGGAACGCTTGGATTGCCGAATCGTCTTGCTTAACTTGGCTCGCAGAAGTGTTGACCGTATCGAAAGCACTCGTCCAAGACTTAACGATTTCCTCAGCCGACCGCTCGGCAGTCTTGACCACCTTTTCGGTCGCCGAACTGACGTTGTTTGACGCCTCAGTCAGCGATGCAAAAAAGCTATCGACGGCAGATTTAGCCTGCGCGTCGACCTGAGCCTTGAGGGTAAATATCACCCCACGTTCGGCATTCTCAGCCATGGAAAGCAGCTCCCATCCCGAGGATTAAATTCTCCATGGTGTTTTTATTCACTCGTTCCTCGATCTCTCGAAGTTGGCCGAACGTCTCGGCAAGCCACCAATCGCGTCGCTCAGCCTCATTGAGCATTGCACCGCCGCTTGCCCTCGATGCCAAGTACAGACTGATCACAGCCTCTTGGCTTGGGTTCAGGTCTGGCTTGTCATTGTAGTGACCCTTTGCGCACCCGATCGAAGCATCGCAAGGTGTTTTGTGCAGTCGCTTCGCATAGCCTTTGCCGTCCCTGGCCTTGATCGGTTGGCCGGACTCTTCGTCGAACATGATTTGTCGGCAAATATCGCAGGACCGAGCCGCCAGTGCAGGATTGACCAGCCGCAGCGAAAATGCCGTTGCTATTTTTTTTGCTCGCCCTCAGCCGATCCGGTTTCGCCATCGCCGAGGAACTCAGCAGGAATTTCAGCCGAAGGGTCTGATTGAACGATGATGAAATAGATCTTGAGCAACAAAGGATGCGTCAGCATTTTCACGTGCGCCGCATCGCAAGGATCGCTCACCGACCATTCAGTAATCCAAGCCGAGACGAATGACTGCATCGTTGCAACCAGCTTGTCAGGATCGCCGGTACATGCTGAGAACTGCTTGTGTTGGTGCTCACACTCGACCGGCCCGGGTCGACGATAGCGGAAGAAAAACGAAGGATACAAACCTTCCTTTTCCTTCACGAATGCAGGACACGCAACACCGGCTCGAATCAACGGATCTTTCCAACCACTCATGGCAACCTCAATAAAAAAAGGGGACTGAAAGCCCCCTGAGTATAGCTGCTTGAATCTGTGACGCTATACGACGGTCTTTGTAACGTGGATTTGGTTGTCGGCCGTGGTCGTCAAGATGTTTGTTTTTCGCAGGGCCTCGAACGTCAGAGCCTGATTGATTCGTCCCCGACCCGGGACCGTAGGACCGCCGCCCATGTACTTCAAGTTGCCAAAGTTAAACGAGTACGTGGTCGTCCCATCGCTCACGGCCAACGATGCCTCAGCACCTGCCAGAGCCGCATCGTAAAGTGCCAAAGTATCCGAACGGAACGCCGTCTGAACTGATAGCTGCACGATCAAGTCTTGGGACTCGAACCTCGTAGGAGTCAACGAGTTTTCGTACTGGTTCGGATCCAGGGAGTTGTCGATCGACAGCGTGAACGATTGCATTTTGTACGCCGTTGCACCGTAGGTCAAAGTGCAATCAGAAAGCACGAATGCTGTTCCGCATTCAGGGACTGGAGTGGCTGGGTACGAAGACCCAAACACTTCTTCAAGTTCACCGACACACGCAGCCGTCCAGTTAAGGTACTGCGATTCCTGGCCCGAGATTTCAAGCGAGTTGATCCGCAGTTTGTTGTACTGATAAATCGCCGCGACTTTTTGTACCAGTGCGTACCAGTTTAGAATTGTCTCGGTCGGAATGTACGGAGCAGCCCCCGAGTGACCGAGCGCCCTGGGAAGAAACCAATCGATTTCCTGAACGCCGAAGTTCCCGGAGATATTTCCACCGGATTTTTGAGTTAGCGTCCTAGCCCGACAGCTAGCCCTCTGGCGCGTCCCTCGGTGGCCTTGATGGATCCCGACCGTTCGCTGCCCGACCAGGGAGCATTCATTGAACGCGACCCCGATCCCGCTGCCCCAGGTCACAGAGTCCGAAACGATAAGACGGCTTGCAGTTGCTTGCGACATTTAGCTTGCTCCGAGGGTTTAGAATTTTATGAATTCTACGTCCCGTCTGCTCACTCAGGACTTCCGTACATTGCGATCTTCCGGTAGTGCAAGACCTTTTCCCCTTTCGCTGGGAATCGATCACTCGGAATCGCACTGGCCTGAATATGAAAACAGGACTCGTAGAGCTTCACGGCCTCTTCTTCGGTATTGCAGACTGCAAGCCTTCCGTCGACGATCCACACTCCATCGATGGTTGCCTTCGTTTCGGTTTGCTCGGCAGGAACTAGACCGCTTTCAGGTAGTCCGGACAGCTCGATAACCGAGTCCGTTTTTGGAAACGTTTCCAAGATCGATTCAGCTTTCCCAACGTTTTCATTGCTCATAGTGCTTTGGAATCCAAACGGGTAATCAGGCATTCAATCGTTAAAATACAGGAACTCACATCGTAGCCTGCCTCGAATGCCGGATCAATGAACACCGGAGCAAATTTGAGTTCGATCGCTTGAATTTTCGTCGTTGGGAATTTTCCCGCGGCCGTCGCAGCATCAAGAGCAGCCTGAGCCGTGGTCCGCAGCGTGACCGGCATATCGCCGTGAGACTTGTTTGCAAAGATGTTTTCGATTCGCTCTATCGCCCCGAGATGATCTTCCATTCCTCCGACAAGATCCCCGTCCCCTGGGTCCGATACTGAAATCACAAACCGAAATGCTCGCCGGTCCTGTGAGTTCTCGTTTGTTTGCTCTTCGCTTCCGAGCGGAGACACTCGACCTCCAGGAACCCAGGTTCGCCCCCGGTTGTACGGTTTCTTGCGAAGCGTGAATGCTCTTGCTGCCAGATCCGCATCGCGATTGAGAGTTGCTACGATTGCGTCTCCAAGGATTTTGATTCTTGATCCTAGCATCGTTTGACCATGGTCCTATCATCGTTAGGGTACCAAAGCTGTTCGTTTTTTTCAACACGTTGTCGCAGGACTTCTACCTTCTCTTTGCTGCCTGCCGGCGCAGCCGTTGGAGTAGGAATCCTGTCAGGTTCAAGCTGAGGGAGTTGTGATTCCGAGTAATCTGCTTGCGACTTCATCAGCGAATCTTTCGTGTACTTGGTCGACATAATCGCCCTCAAGCCACAAGAACGGTCTTGCAGGAATCGGGTTCGGTCCAGAAGTCCCGTACTGTTGATACGGTGCATAAAAAAGCGACGTTCCAATTATTGCTTCGGTTTGCGTGATTTCTTCTATGCGGTCAGCCGATCCCGACTGAGTGACAGCAGCTTTCATCGCCCCGGTCAAAATCAATAGAGGGTGCGGACCATAAAGAGCAATTGTTTTCGGGGAGTGCGGAGGCCAAGTTCCATACGGCGCTCTGGTCTGATCGAAGTTCGATTCAAATCCCGAGTGCAAAACACCAAGCACCGACTCAAAGACCGGCTTGAAGTCGAACGACTGCAATTGACCGATTGTTTGCTCGACGTCATCGACCAGAAGTTCGATCGATATGTCTTTCATTCCTTCGTGCTCTTTCGTACCGTGCATCGCCACTGGGAAAGATCAGCGTTGCGTTTCTTGCTCTTGATGATCCAATCGAAATCAAACGCGGTGAACTTGTCCCCCGGTTCCGGCTCGATGATTGTATTCGTCGTGTCAACCAAAGTCTCTGCCCAAACAACAAACGTCATATCATCAGGCTCATAGCCGAAAGTCGAAGCAGCGACCGCGACCTCTCGATCAGTCAATGCCGATCGTTTTGCCTTTGCCACAGTCCCCGATGCCGTTTGAGTCGTGTACCGCTGTGGCCCGAATGCAAACGTCAGATCCTCGATACCGTCGAGGTAGAGCCAGTCGCCTTGGTAGTCCACCGAAAGCAGATTCGGTACAGTCCCCGATCCAGGGCTAGGAGCTGGACCACCGCCCGAGCATCCAAAGAAGTCGCAAAATGTCGTGACGACAGCCATGGCTAGACCTTTGTGATCGTAACGTCGATTTGGTTTGCTGGGCTATTCCATCGCTGAACGTCACCGTATTTGAACAAACCGACTGTGACTTTCGTTACTGCCGAAGCAGCAATTTTATCCCCGGTGATCGCATTGTTTGCAATCGCGCCTTCGTTGATCCAGCCAGCGGGAGCGTTTGCCCCGAGCGTCTGTAACGGAGCTTGACCAGCCGCATAAGCTCCTACTGTGACCTGAAAGCTGAACTCAGAAAGAGTTCGACCTGCTCTTGTCCACACTGCTTCGGCATTCGCCGCTGAGGTTGGAATATCACTCACGGCCGCAGGGTTCGCAGGCAAGTTGTCGGTCTTGACCTTTATCGCATTGAGTATCGTCAGCGTGTCATAATCGACCACAGCACCGATCCACTCGATGTACCGAGCCTCACCAGACACCGCGCCCGATACAGCAATCCGGAGGCATTCAGCAGCGTGCGTGCTTGCTACCGTGTAGGTGAACGTGTAGCGACCCGTCGATGGGTTCGAAACCGCTGAAAGGTTTGCTGAGCGATTCGTCCCTGCCGCATTTGCAGCCGTTATGGTCGGCGATGCGTCCAGGCTTACTAGCTTGTCCTCGTCGTCCTTCACAACCACCGTGAAAGCATAGACAGTCGATCCAGCGTCAGGAATTTCCAGCAGTGGTGAACCGAAAATGTTCATTTTTGCCGACAAGTTGTTCAGGTTTTGGATTGCAGCCAAGATCGAGCTAGCCGTGGACTCTTTGGCTACTGTTGCATCTTTTGCGAGTACCGTCGAGCCTTCGATCTGAGCCAACGTTGCCCTACTGCTTACTGTTGCGTTCAGGTTGTCGAGAATCCATTTCCCGATCGAACTGACAGTTGTAAGACCAGAAGTAAGAGCATCCCAAAACGATTGGATTGCTCCTGCCGTGAGTGTTGCGACTGTCACTTGACCGCTTGCATTGCCGGTCGGCAAGGCTCCAGCACTGCCCTGCGCGACGTTGGGCAGCGAAGTAAGACCTAACCGAACAGGATCGCTGTAATCCGCTGCATCTAGCTCGATCATCAGAGTGGTTGCAAGCATATTAGCCACGCCTCGCACCCGCAGAGCAACCCACTCAACGCCAGCCTGCGAAGCGTAAGCTGCATCCGGGAAATCGACCTCGTAGCTCCCCGCTGGCGATCCATCTGCAACAATACCGCCTGAGAGGTAACTGCCGAGCGTTTTTCCTGGTTGTGGAGGAACGCTTGTCCATGTTGACTGGCCCTGTCTTCGCCACTCCATCACCAATCCAGGCGATGCCGACGTAACACCGCTAAGCCCATCGCCGGTCGCTGATGAAGTGTCAGCAAAGAAAAAAGGCGTAGAGAATTCTGTCTTTCCCCTGGTGCGCTTATTGAGACTCACAGCAACCCTCCGTTCATCGGTCTGGGTAAAATCAAACCGCCGCCCCCACTACTTACGCCATTGTCCAGCCCGTCAATTATCACACCGATTTGCGGTAGGATCGTTGCAGTGTTGATCCATGAACCTCCGCTTGACTCAGTCAGCATGTGGTCAGTAGCGACAGCGGTAGAGTAAGCCGCCGCTGGAACTGTGTTGACATTAAACCGAATACCGGGACTGCCGGATGGGCTTGCCACGAGCCGATACCAAGTATCCTTATTTATCGCAACTGAGCTTGAAAAACTATACGAACTAAGAGCATTATATTTTTGAATAAATCGATTTGTACCGACTGTTGCGCTAGCAATTGCAGTCCCACCGGGAGCAGTCGAGTCTGCGTAGAGACGAACGGTAAAATCAACATCGGGGTCAAAAGTAGCCCAAAACCCTGAAATTCTTGCTGCGTAGGGCAACCGAAACCGCACACCTTTTTCGCCAGTAGTGTAGAACGCGATTATCGAAGACACGCCATACGCAACACCACCTGCGGAGATAGGTACATAAGAGCTGTCGGAATACCGCAGCGCAGCATACGCCGCTCGGCTTGAGATGACCACATACGTACCCGCCGTACTAATCTGCGGGAAATTTAATTGCATAGAGATACTACCTAATGCAATTTGAATAGATGTGCCAGAATTGTAAGCCCACACAAGCGAAAGAAAATCTCCCTGTGTTACCGATGCACCTGAAGTCAACGTCGACTCGAATGCCGTGTTACTTGCCACAGTTCCTGTTACGACGTTCGTGTTAGTCCCGAATAGAGTTCCGCTTGGGCTTCCAATTCCAACTGTCTCCAGCCTAACGTCGACAGTTGGCGACCCAACCGCAATTCCGGACTGCCAAAGTATACGATCTATTGTGCCAGTTCTTGGAGCCTGAAAAATAAACCCAATTCGTCCATTCGCAACAAGTGCAGCGGAAGACACAACGCCAGTTGTAACAATGGCGAGGTAATTGAGCAGGATTCGATCACACGTAATGATTGCCATTAGATCACTAAGTCCGGATCGCCGTGTTTGTGCGCGTCAATCAGTGCTTGGGTAGTGTTAAATCGAATGGCGTTTTGCCGAGTCCACCCTGCTTTTTTAGCCGTCTCTCCATTCATTACGTCGCGAACGAGTCGAACCGAATGATCCGATTGAGTGCCATACCCGTTATGATCGACCCAGCGAACGGTCTCGAATCCCATCGCCCCGAGTTCCTGGGCTTGCAGCGGTGTCGCGTATCCATATCGAATCAGATCCGCGATCATGGTCGAAGCGGTTTGCGACGACAGGTCAGCCACTTCGGAAGGATTGCTAGGGTTGTCTACCCAACCCTTAATATTCCAAATAGCAACCCGCTGTGGTCTCGGAATTGCAGGATCAAAAGCATCAGCATTTACCTCGCCGTAGATATTTCTATCGACGGCATACTTAATAACTTGACCGATCGTTACGGTGACTGGAATCGTAACCATCAGCAGGTTGATTGCATCAGCAGCCGCTTGGTCGCTTAAGTTCACATGCTGGGCTTCGTTCAACTTTTCAATCATCAGTTCCATGATTTACCCTCGGTGGAATCCAAAAACACGCAAGCACGAAAAACTCAAGGACTCGCCAAAAAGAAACAGCGTCAAGCACCGGATTCAGGATCGGCGTCATCACGCAATACCGAACATGGAACGGGTTTCGGTGATGGACAGAATGATGCTTCGGGCTCTGAAATACGTACAGACGCTGCAGCAAAACAACTAACCAGCCGTTCTTTCCCTTGCCGTGCGCGAGTGCGTGAATTTGATTTGCCTGACTCAAAAACAGCATCGTCAGCCATCCGTCGCGCAGTGGTTCGAAAACCAAACAGATCAGCATTGCCGTAAGGCTCGGAATGATCGTCGTGTAGTTTCGCTCCCAGTATGAGCCCTTGAGGAAAGCGTACTGGTCCGCATGGTGAAGCTGATTTGGACCACCAATCAGACGCCCGATAAACGAGTCGCTTTGCGTGAGGTAGGTATCTTCCCACCAGTGGGCAAGGCCTGCAATAAAGTCAGCAGCCAGCCAAGATCCGACGATGAAAACAAGCCATCCAAACATCGAGTCTATCTCCTTGCAAGTTGTTCAGCGTACTCCAGCGACAGCGAACCTACACACGTATAGCACTTGTCCCCAACACAAATCTGAAACGTCGGAGCCTGGGTGTATGAATGCTGCGTACTGTCGCACTCTCCGACCGTCCAGCCGGCATCCCAAAATGGTTTTGAATTTTCCAACCAAGTTTTGCAAGGTGGACAATTCGGAAGTGTAAAAACGATGATCTCTTTTTTGATCGTCGGTTCAAGTTCCAGAGCCGCTTGAGGCGCGGACTGCTTTTCAGCGTTGGCCTTACGCTCGGCAAGCATCTGCTGATAGGCTTCGGTAAGTTCTGCAACGATCTTGTAGGTCGGATCGGCGTCCTGATTCTTGGAAACGTTTCCAAGCTTTGATTGACCGATCCCAATGAAAACACCGAGAATCAGCCCAAGAGCGATACCCATTGCAAACTCACGAAATCCAAAAATCTTCGGTTGCATTATTGAATCTCTCGGAAATGAAGTTGGAACGTGATAGAACCGGTTTGTGCCGTTGCAGCTTTTAGGCGAAGCTTTGCTTTGTACCCCCTAGCCGAAGCTAGGAATAGGTTGGAGTTGACAGGGACATAGCACTTGGTCGCCCCAAGCAACGTTGTGTGATGCGTCGTCGAATCCACGGCATGAACCCTCAGCCAGTTCGTGCCGTCAAACTGCATTTGATACCCGACGTTCGCTCCGTCGAATCCGTCCTCGTTCGTCGAGATTGCACACAGGCTTTGACCCTCGGGAATATCAACAGAGTTGCTTTCGGTTTCGCTGTTCGGAATCGTAACCGAAACGATACTGCATTTGATGGTCATGAATACACCTGTGATTCGATTTCCCAAGAGCCGTCTTCGTCGTCTATCGCAGCCTGAACCTCAGCTTCGCGCAGGATCGCTTCGTCGAGCATTTTTAACTCTTCGAGCAGTGACTTCCGGAACCCAACGTGATCGACCGAAGTTCCACCGTCAGCCGTCATCGCATTTGGCTTGCCACCGATCGAAGTGATCGACATAGAGGCAAGCGTTGCTGCAACCGTCGCTCGTCGTGCTTTCAGATCCGTAAGTACGCTCATGCTGCCCTCGTTGCCCTCATCCTAAGCCGCAACTGCTCACTTTAGTAGTTGAGCCGCTTGCGTTCGTCAGCCTCTAGCAAGCCTTGCTCTTCGTCAGTAAGCAAGCCTACTCTTGCAGCCTTCGCTCGGATCGATGCAAGCCTCATTGCAGCAACACGATGTTCAGCCTTGCGAGGGTCCAGGCATTCGACCTTCAAAGGGTACTTGTTCACATCAAGTTGCTTCCCTGGCCTCTCAGGATCCGAAGTGGTCAAGACGTACCATCGGACCGCTTCCGATTCGTCACAGCAGCTAATTTGCTTTGTTTCAAGCTTGCTGTTGGTTGATTTCCCACTGACCTCGAACAGATACCCTTCGCCCACCGTCACAGCCTCAGAAGGTCGGATCGGTCGAATGGCACCTGAGTCCTTCTGAGCCGCTAGGGAGTCTTCCCGAGCCTGCACAGCCTCTTCCCTGGCCTTCATCGCTGCTTCGGCTTGCTCAAGCTTTGCCAATCGATCTTCCATGGAAGGTTCTTGATTTTGGGGTTTCTTGTCCGACATACGCTCGTACTCCTGAGTAGTTAAAAAAACGGTACGTCACTAATTCTAGCCGGGTTTTTTCCCGACGCTATAGGCATGAAAAAAGCCGCCCAGTGTCACCCAGGCGGCTTCCGACCCGTCCCTTCCAACTGCCCACTACAAGTGGCCTAAGTGCATCGGCACATCTTGAGTCGATCGCGAACGCCTGCCGCGCCCCGCTCCGAGGTCTTGTATCGGACGACAATGTCCCGGGTGAATCCGACTTCGGAATTCTCTCCGGCTTCTTTTACGGTCAACGGCCAGTTTTGCATGTAGACGAACGCCTCTTTAGGACGACCGGCAAACCAAGTCGTATCGTTGGTCGTCTTCTGGCGAACATAGGGGCTCGTTAAAACCCTGGCGTTCACATTGACTGAGTTCCCAGGAACATACGTTTGAGTGTTCCCGCTGTTCGTTCCGCTTCGAGTTTGGCTTGCTGTCATGATCCGGCCTGCAAGGTTGCTCAGGGCCTTGGGGACCAAGATCGTATCGAGCTCGATCGAAATCGGTTCGCCAGTGATCGGGTCGCTCATCGTGTTGAACTTCTGTTCGACCGTATCGATCGAAGTGAAGTCAGCAAGAGTGTTCGAGACCGTGTTTTCGCTCTGGTACGTTGCAACCGCAGCCGCACCGTTTCGGCGATAGATCGTCACGATACCGCAGACCACATCAAAGATCCGCTTTTCTTTCGAGACGCGAACTCGCTCTCCGGTTTTACCGCATTCGCTCATGAGTACCCCGGTACGATCGAAGAAGATCGCTTCGCGGGTGACGTTCAAAATCAAACCACGCTTAATCGTCTCAGGCGTGTCGATGTACTCTTCACCGAAGACTGCGTTTGGGTATTCCCCACCCTCAGCAACGATATCGACGTCATCGCCAAGCCGCCCCGCACCCGGAATCCGTTCTCCGGAAAACACAGTCGGAATCGTCTCGACCAGTTCGTCCCCGATGTACTCCGGTGCGTTGTACCCGTTCAGGGTCGCCGTGTAGGTGATTTGGCCGAGGATGTTCGCGAACTGGGAAGTGTCGACTAGTTCCGCAGACTCCAGGATTTGGAATCCGCCGGAAGTCGTTGGCGCAAGCATCGCTACCGCCTCACGGCCATCCGGAACAAACTGCTCGAAAAGCTCGCGGACCGAATAACGATCCCCAAGGCTTGCTCGATCTTGTTCGAGAGCCTGCCGAAAGTCCTCCATGAAGCGATTGACGTTGTTGTCTCGGATCGAAGCCTCGTAAAGCCGTCGCAGATTCTGGTGACGGTTTGTTTTCGCGTTTCGCATGTTTCTTTTCAATTCTCTTAGAGAAAACTTACCGCCGCCCCCACGATAGGAGCAACTTGTTTCGAAGGATTACAAAACTTGGTTGCAGACAAACAGATCGGCCTTGAGAGCCTGCTGAGCTGCCGTCCCGTTCTTAACACCGAGGCCAGCCGAGATTTCAGTCGCGTTAGCATAGGTTCGATCGAGCATCTTGTAGACGGTCACTCCGTTGACACGGAACGCAACGTCCACAAGCGTCGAAGTTTTCGGAACAATGTCGATTTCCAAAAGTTGGAAGTCAGCACTCGCGGCCAAGTACGCAAGTTTGTTGAGCGTGTTCGTGGCCGTCAGTTCTGCAATCGTCTGAGTAGTCCCGTCCGAGTAGATTATGAACAGGCTTGTACTGCCGTCCTTCGCGAAGAACCCAGCACCGGAAAAACTTGCCTTTGGTCCTGCGCCGTCGTCTCGCAATGCGTTCGCTGTCATCGCGTCCATCAGCCCGACGAACACGTTCGCTGCGTTGGTTGCTGCCTGCGTAAACTGAGTCCGAGCCGCAAGTGCGATCGGCTTCCCGACCAGGATCTTGAAGATTTCTTTGGTCGCAACGTATGCTTCGTCGTTGTCGGCAACGGTTCCGTCCGAGGGCGACAGCGTTACCACGCCACCGACTTCATCGCCGACCGCAGCCGTTCCCGAGTCGGTCAGGGTCGAAGTCCAAATCGCAGAGTTCAGCCCTGCAAAGTGATCGACCACGCCGAACGTTCGCACTGCTTTCAGAGCTGCATCTGGCTCAAGTAAACCCTTACTCATAATGTCTTACCTTTTTGGCTTGTTGATCGAAAAAAACAACGATTCAAAAATCTAGTTAAGGGCTCGTCGGAAGTCCTCGGAGGTCTTTGGGTACTCGGTCGCAACCGAGCTTTCTTGCATCACTGAGCCGGTCCGAGCGGGTCGAGGCTTGGAAACGTTTCCAGACTTCCAGCTCTTGACCAACTCGATTCGCTCGGATTCCTTGAGCGGAAGCAAAGCCTTAAGCTTGACCTCAGAGACTTCGATTTGGGATTCGGTAAGCAACGATCGGCAGGTCGCACGCTGCAACTGCTCTTGCAGGCTTGCGATCTTGCCCTTGTAGGATTCTTCCATC